TTCCACTGGTAACTGAACATAGAAACGCCCCGGCAACAACACCACCCGCCCCAGAAATAGTGAAAGCTGCAGGAGAAGCCGAGTTGCTAATGACAGAAGGGTCAGCAGTTGTAGCCGTGCCAAATACAGCGGCTTTGCGCGTTCCTGAGTAATTTGTAAACTCAGTCCACCCTGCATGCGAAGCTAACGTGTCACCCGCAGCAAATGTAGTACCACTACCGGGGCCTGTTACAAGCCCAACAAACCATGCTGCGGTATAGGCGCTGCCAGAAAAATACTTGGCATTCATGTCCTGTAGTCCTTGGTTGACTACTAGGTTATGAGTCTTGTCTTCCCACTTCAGGTTACCGTCTTTATCAAAACACTGAACATGGTAAACACCACCTGCGGCGGTTTTGTGTGACACACCCGTACGTGCAACCAAAGATGCACCAATATCATCCACTGATACTGCTTTAGCGTTAAACATTTAAAGCCCCTTAACTAATACTTAAAATGGCGGTCGTTGCTGTCGCCGTTGGGAAGGTTACGGTAAATACCCCTGCTGCATTTGGCACTTTTGAACCGCCGAAATCTAAAACTGCTACCGCTGCGCCAGTCGTGCTATTGTATATTAAAGCCCCTGCCGCAGTGAAGTTTGCTGATGTCCAAGACACCGGGGAAAATGAAATATATGCTGTGTTAGCAGCCGTATCACCCACAGGAATCTGCGACACCGTTAAAGTATTCCCACCAGCGGTATATCCTGCGCCGACCACTTCGTTGGTTGTGGTGTAAGCCGCAGTGGAGTTATCCAGTGTGGCCAAGCCTGTGTATAACGCAATCTTATAGACGTAAGACGTGCCTGTATTAAAGTTCTCCAACCCCTTTAAGAGGTTGGTTTTAAACACTGTGCACTGACCTTGAGAAAAAGACATTAGGTCACCTGTTGACGATATTGACCTGACCTATAGGCATCTTGGCGTTCCATACCATCACCAAGGCGTTTGAGCTGAGCCATAGCTTCCATGTACTTGCTGTTATACAAGTTAATCATGTCTTGCTCGCCCTTCATAAACGTATACGCTTCAACCAACGAACCATACAAAAGCACAGGGTCGTAGTTATCACCAAGCCACGTCGTACCAGCCGTAACAATTGATTCTGGGTAGAAGAAGTAATGGAGCTCTACACTGTAGTTCTGGTTAGGCGTTGGCCCAAGAATGAACGAGAGCTCGTTTGTCAGTACTGGAGGGTTTGCTGATGTGGTAGTAGGCCCAAACAAAGCATAGTACTTAGGTATGGCTACATCGGTAGGCGCGGGATATGCTTCGCGGATGTAGTTAACATCTTTGTTGAGTAGGTATGAATATGACCCGTTGGTATCAATAACTGCCAATGAATACACCGCTAAAAAATCTGATGGGGCAGATAAGTATTTATTGGTAGCAGTTAAAGTGCCAGTTACGTTTTTACGTAGCGATGGAAGCTGAACGGTGTTGTATATACGTTTTTCAGCCTGCTGAATAAAAATATTAATCTGTGCAGGGGGGAGCGTCGTAACCGAGGTAACTCCATCAGTACCAGTAAAGGTAGTCTCAGGAAATTCGTTCTCGGTATACGTCTTTATCGTATTGAACAGCGTTGTGTAATCCATTGGGGTATACCCTTAGGCCATTGGGCCACGAGCCATCTTGCCCTTAGTTTGATTCTTGCAACCGCGAACTTCAATACCTGAAGTCTTCATGTCGCTGTAGTCAAAGGCGCCGCCACCGAGAGTTTTCATATCCAACTTCTCGCCGGTCATCTTGTGTGGCTCAGCATAGACTTCAGCTGCGCCCACTTCTTTGCCTTCCATCTTCTGGCTAAATTTGCCCATGATTATCGCCCCCGGCTACCAGTACGTTGATTAGCTACACGAGCCAAGTTGCGACCCTCTTTCATCATAGACTCGTTAGTCACGCCGCCAGCGTACATCTTCTTTGCGCCTTTGTGCATGCTCTTTTCGTGGCTTTTAACAACTTTACCAGCTTCCACGTCAGCAATCTTCTTAACTTCTTTTTTACCCAGTGCCATAATTGGCTCCTTAACTAAGTTACGGTTACCTGCCCCACATTACCTACAGCTATTAAACTATTAGGTGTCTCTTCAAAGTTGAACTTCATACCTACCGGAGCCCAGCCCCACTGAATCTGCCTGCTACCACCACTCGGATATCCGTAACCATCTACGGTGTTGCCACCGTTTGGATTAACTTGAAGCCCAGTAGCGCCTGACTGGTAGTAGCTATTATCCCGACGTGGCTCTCTAACAGCCTGAGGGTCGTTAACTGGATACATACCCAATTGTAACTGGGGCTGGTCCATTTCCCAACATTCTTGGCAAACTTTGATGCTAACATTTTTAGTCTTAATTGTAAGCTTTTTGAGTTGTTTAAGTTTAAAACGGAATCCGCACCTATCGCACTCCGCAATAGCAAACTTACCAGATGCAAACATGGTAGTCATTTAACTAGCTCCCAATAAACATCTGACGCGGAATAAACCGAATCGGAGCCTTCTCCCTATCCTCATCCGCCGCAAACTGGAACTGTTGCTCATAGTCCGCTTTAAGACCCATCACGCGCTGTGGGTCTACGTTAGGCAGCTTTAGAGACAAGTAGTACGCAAGCCCTGCCACCATACAGTTCAGGAAGCGATACGGGATATCTTGGGTATTCACCGCATTACCTGCATCATTTATACGGCGCATACGCCAGTATACGAACTGATAATAAGGCGATGCTTCTGTGCCTTGGTCAGGCGTTGGCCAGACGGTAACCTTTGGGCTGTTAACATTAGTTATTGGGTCTGTACCATTGGGACCAAAACCCGCTGGGTACTGAGCGCCGGTCATACGCTGAATCCATACCTGAATAGGGCGCCCTTGAGCTAGCTTATTAGGGATGGTAGAGTAAGTAGAAACGCTAATACGACTAATCGTAATATCAGTCTGGTTGTTTTGCTGGCCAGCGTTTGTTCGAATCTGGTGTTCAAGCAGGTCAATAGTGCTAACCGGTAGGTCATATGTATTAACGCCCTGAACAAGGTTAATCGTGCCTTGCTCAATCGTCCAGAGGTTAATGCCCCGGTTAGCCCACTCGATAGTCAGCAAGTTCAAACTTCTACGGGCGGTTCGGAAATCGTAACCCGAGCGAATCTCTTGGCCGCAACGCTCAAACGCCTCTTCGATAAGGTCGCTGAGTTCTAGGTTAAACGAACTGGTGCCTGTAGTTGTCATGGTACTTTCCTAAACGGTTTTACCTTACTTTTGATACTTTTAGGCTGCGCTACAAATTGTTTACCTGCTGCCTTACCCGCCCGTTTAGCACGGGTAGTCGCCGCATATTCTGCGGAGCTTAAAGACTTAATCGCCGCTTCTGGTAGATATCGCTCGCCTGTCTCAGACGATTTCTTGCCTGACTTGGTTGTCCATTTCTGGTCACCCCATGCCTTTAGCGATTTCTGCGGAGCTTTCAATCTCGGTAGCCTCCGCCAGCAGCTTTATATTTCTTGGCTACCAATTGACTTTTTCTCGCGCTCCACTGACCTGCACCTGTACCATGCGTTGCTGCAGCTTTAACCTGAGATACGATACGCTTACGTAGCCCGGGTTTTGTATAGTTACCCGCAGCATTAACACCACCACCCTCTTTCAGCAACACGGCTGATTTGGTTGTCTTCGGTTGTTTATTGGGGGCTATTGCCCCCATGCCACGGCTAGCTTTCATTAGCACATCCGCCCTTTGGTTTTGCCTTTGGACTCAATGCCACCGCCTTTGCTCATTTTAACGCAGCCGCCAGCTTTCATACCTAGGCTACCCATTTGCTTGGACGTTGGCAGTTTTTTAACTGTACCACCAGCGGCGTACTTGGCTTCTTTCATCTCATGCTTAATCATGGACTTTGGAGCGCCTTTCTTTTTCATGAAATCAACTTCTTTCTTCATCATTGCTTTGGACTCAGCCATACCGCCTCCGTTAAATCCAGCCACCTTACGTGTGCTGTAGTTGGGAACCCCGCCATCGGTGTGATGGGTTTTGGGTTTGTTAATACTAGCGGGGATGCCGCCTTTACGAAATTGTTTAATTGTACTCGGCATTACTTGCCCCAGTAACCGGCAATGAAACCGGCAATACCAGTCAATGCGCTAACTGCACCGCCAGCCCACATCAAGACTTTCCAACCGCCTCGGGCTTCTGAAAGGGTCTTTTGGATATCGGCAAGGCAGTTCTTTATTGACGCCATGTCGTCAACGAGCTTATCCATGTCGTCTTGCAAATGTTTAATGTCATTTGCGTGGGTGGCTAGCTCGCGAGCGGTTTGTACGGGGTCATCCATTTTAACATTTCCATCGTTTAAGGCTTGCGGCCTTGCGTGTAGGTTGACCCTTTTCATCTTTCATCGGCCCGGGCATGCCACTCATCCTTGCACAAAATGACTTCTTACGAGGACCACCTTCGGGCTGTGGAGCTTTTAGGTTTGACCCTGTTGCTGCATTGTACTTAGCACGACCTTTGGCGGTTAAACCAGCTCCCTGCTTAACAGGTAA